CGAAGACGGATTACACCAAAAGATTATGATTGGGGCAAACTCGTAGACAATCCGGATAAATTACGTCTGATCATGGACCCTGCCAGTGCTTACGTTGAGTCGGCTGCAATGGCAATGGGACGAAAGATTGATGACATCATTCTCGATGCTGCTTTTGGAACTGCTTATGGTTCTGAAAACACCAGCGGATCAGAAGCTAATACGCCAATCACATTTCCTGGTTCTCAAGAAATTGCTGCTGATTTTCAGCAAGACGGAACTACAGGGACAAACACAACCCTGACTGTCGATAAGCTCATCCGAGCACAACGCATGCTTCAGCAAAATGAAGCCGATGACTACGATGCAGGTGGAGGATCTCCATTATTCATTGTTTGTTCATCTGCTCAGATTGAGGGCATGTTGAATGATTCCAGTTACGTCAATCGTGACTTCTCTCCTCTGTATGCTCTGTATACAGGTGAAGTAGATTCCTTCATGGGATTCAACTTTATCAGAACGGAGAAAACCACTGTTGCCAGTAGTGTGGAAGATGTTCTCTGCTTTCATCGTGCTGGACTTGGACTCTGCATTTGGGAAGACATTGTTGCCCGTGTAGATGAACGAGCCGACAAGCGATTTAGCCAGTATATCTACTTTCGGATGACGATGGGTTCAACACGTTTAGAAGAAAAGCGTGTTCTCAAAATCAAATGCAAAAACGCTTAAACTGAAAGGAGAATTATGACTGCTATCACTGCAGGAACTGCCCCTTCGTACTACGCTACGAATCTGGCAAAGACCGCACAAAGCGGTAATGCAAAACCCGTCATGCTCAATGTCGCTGACAATGGTGGACGGATGCGTGTCTGGTATGACACTCATGTTGTTGGAACTAACGGGACATGGGCCTTAAATGGTCTTGTTCATGTAGCGGTTCTACCCGAGATGGCAAAAATCTGGGATATAAAGCTGTATCAATCCGGTACTCTCGGTTCAAGTAAGACTGTTTCAGTCGGATACTTGCCCGTTGATGGAGCGACAGCAGGTGATGATGTTAAATTTGTAGCAGCAACCGCTGCCACCAGTGCAGCTTGGACTCTTACAGGTCCGATTGCCACAGGTGCAGTAGGCTTTGCTCTGCCCAAGGAATCCTTCATTACGTTAAAACATGCAGGAGGATCTGGAGCAGCAGCAGCAGTTACTGTTCAAACCATCATTACTTATACCATCGATTAAGGAGGCTGAATGGCGGGTGCAGTTGATATTTGCAATATTGCGCTGACCAACTTAGGTGAGCAAAAGATTGTTTCTCTTGATGAGAATAATGAACGTGCCCGTCTATGCAAACTCCGGTTTGATGATGTGCGGGATTCCGTGTTGCGACTCCATCCGTGGAATTGCGTCACGGCCCGTACAGTCCTAACAAGAGATTCTGAAACTCCATCCTGGGGTTATACCTACCAGTATTCTCTTCCAAATGATTGTATCCGAGTCCTTTCGATTCATGATGCAACCATTGCTTACCGAATTGAGGGATCAAAACTCCATACCGATTCGGGAACCATCAAAATCAAATACGTTCAGCGTCCCTCCGATTTAACCTTATTGGATGCCAATGTTGTGAATCTTATAGGGATACGACTGGCATGGGAACTCGCAGAACCTCTGACTGCAAAAACTGCATTGAAGCAGGAAATGTGGCAGAAATTTACAATGGAATTGGCAACCACCAGAAGTATGGATGCCACAGAAGGAACACCAGAATATTACCACGGATCGACATGGCTTGACGGAAGAATGGGGGCATTTACAGACCCCTGGAAACCGATAGATGCACCTGCAGAAGGTTATTCTAAAATCTGATGGCAACTAAATACAGGGTTCAAAACAGCTTTGCAGGAGGCGAGTTGTCTCCTAAGATGCATGGTCGTTTTGATGCAGATTTGTATAAACAAGGTCTTAAAGAGATGAAGAACTTTGTTCCTCTTCTTCAAGGACCTGCCAAAAGAAGACCAGGGACCTATTATGCAGCCAATGCAACTACCAACACTTCTGATGGATCTCGATTAGTTCCATTCTATTTTGGAGAAGGACAAAGTTATGTCCTTGAATTCAGTAACGGGAAGATCCGTTTCTTTTCCCAAAATGGTCAGTTACTGGTACATAGCGGAACCACGCCTTATGAAGTCTCAACCACCGGAATAACTGCAGCACAATGCCTAGAGATTGATTTTACTCAGTCTGCAGATGTTCTTTACATAGTCCACAAAGATTTCAAACCCAAACAACTTGCCAGAACAATTGCAGCTTCTGGGACCAGAGCAGCAGATAATTCTGTATGGACTTTAACCGATGTCGATTTTTTAGATGGACCATGGGATGCCATTAATACTGATAACACAAAACTGGTAAAGGTCACTGCAGTTACAGGTTCAGATTACGAATGGGTTCATGTTGATGGAGTTGCCATTGACACTTCTGATGACCGCTTTGTGCTTTATGGTCATGGATTGATGAATGGGACCAAAATCAGGTTTCCTACCGATGCTAATTCACTTGATGGAACAACAAGTTTAACAGTTGGTAATTTGGTTACTGCTTCATCGACTGCATCTTCTGAAAACGGGTTTCCATCATTAAATACTGATTATTATGTTATCAATGCTCAATCTTCGTCATTTCAGATTGCAAGCACTCTTGGAGGATCAGCATTAGAATTTAAATTAAGTATTGCTTCAGGTGCTGTTACTGAATGGACAGGTAAATTAGAAGTTCAGAAAAAAGTTATTAAAAAAGGAAAAGCCTGCACCATAACGGCAACAGGGCATACTTTTGATTCAGATGACGATGAAAGGCTTATTCGGGTCAATACATTTGCAGGATCAGAAGCAGAAAAGACCAAAGGCATTCGATGGACATGGTTTAAGATTACTGCAGTAGCTGGAGGTGGTGGTTCTATAACTGCTACTTCTCAAGGTGAAGTAGGTTTGGTTGATGTCAATACCCGTGAATGGCGTATGGGCATTTTAGGAGGAGATAACAAATGGCCCTCTGCCATAGAAATTCATCAGCAACGTCTTGTTGTTGCAGCATCTCTTCAATATCCCACAACAATATGGCTTTCAGAAGCAGGTGATTTTTTAAGCTTTGCTCCTGATTCTAAAATTGGTGTTTCAACTGGTTCTTCCGATTCGATTGGTCAAACGATCATGGGAGAACAGATCCTGGATAACAATGCCATTAGCCTGACCATTGATTCTGACACAGTTGATGAAATCTATTGGATCGAGGAAGGAAAGAAGCTTGCTATCGGTACTTCTGGAGGGATTTTTAATCTCTATGGTTCTGAAACTTCCTACACGATTACTCCCACAAACTTCTCATTAATCAGAGATACGTCCTGGGAAGCTGCCGACATTAAGCCTGCCCGTGTTGGCAACGCAATGATCTATGTTCAGTTTAACCGCAGAAAAATGAGGGTTCTGACATTTTCGGGACAAGACGTTCAATACGAATCTTCTGAAATTTCATACCAAGCAGATGAGTTAGTAGGAAAAGAAGTCAAGGAACTGGTTTATCAAAAACAACCTCATTCATTGACATGGTGCAGACTTAAAGATGGAACATTAGCATCATTATCTTACGAAGATACGATGCCTGTCGTTGGTTGGGGGCATCATACTATTGGAGGAACCCAAGCTGATGCAACCCTTGGAAATCATGCCAAAGTCGAATCAATGGCAGTTATTCCGCATGACGGAAGGGATCAGTTATGGCTTATTGTCAAAAGAGATATTCATGGTTCAACAGTCAGGTATGTGGAGTTTCTTGAAAAGTTTTATGAGCCTTCTGAAACAGGTCAGGAACTAGCCCATTTTGTCGATTGTGGTCTTTACAAAACGGCATCCTCATTTACTACCGCACAGTTTGCTCATCTTAAAAACGAGTCTATCAGGATATTAGGAGATGGTGCTGTTCAGAATGATGTAACTGTTGGAACCGACAGTAACGGAACAATTACCATAGGTTCTGCAGTTACCAAATTGGTAGGAGGACTAGCTTATGACTCGCATGTGGTCTTGTTGACTCCAAAACAAGCCGTAGACGGGAGTTTATTTGTTGTAGGCAGAGATAGGGTCGTAAAAGCACACCTTTCATTACACGACTCTTTAGGCGTTAAAATAGGACTTTCTTCTATGACTACATCTGAAATGGAAGAGTTTATATTCCGTCTTACTGCAGACCCACTTAATACCAAAGTTCCTCTTTTTACAGGAACCAAAACGGCAAATATCATGAGCCGATCCTTGGATGAGGAATCCATTAAAATCGTTTGTGACCAGCCTTTTCCGGTAACTCTGGTTGCATTAGTTTCAGAACATGAAATGAACGTCTGATATGAGGAATAATTGGAACCCATCCCAAAGTAGTCAACGTGGTTATCCTTGGGCAAAACCAAATACAACATCTGCAAAAACCCCTTACTGGACTTCTAAAAGATCGCAGGGTGCAGTAGCAACAGGCCAGTTTTTGTCAGGATTGGCAAAGACCCATTTTCAGCATCAATCGGAATATGAGGATGCTGGTGAAAAAGAGAGATATGCAGAACAGATACTTGCGAACTTTTATAAAAATGCAAAACGACAAAGAACGAATTTAAGCCGATTTGTAACAGAACGTGCAGATGAAGGTGGTAGGCAGTTTGCTGAAGTTGCTCGTTTAGGAGACAGAGCCGTTGGAACAGCTAAAACTGCAGTATCTGCATCAGGTGCAGTCGTTGGGCAAGGAACCACACAGGATGTTGTCGTCGAACAGGCTTTTGATGCCTGGTACGCACAGCAACAAGTTACAACAGACACTTATAGCGACATAGATAGAGCAGAAGAAGGATACAAACAATGGAAAGATGCTGAATATGAACAAACGATAATGACATATCAGAATCTTTACCGATCCGCATATCTACAACGAGAACAGGCTGAATATGCCAAATCTGTCGGAATGTTCTCTGCAGCTACCAGCGCATTAGGTTCATACGCCATGATGAGTGCATAATGATAATCCCAAGACAATACTTCCAAAGACCGCAGGGGCAGACTCAAATGATGCAAGCCCCTCAGACCCAAGTACCTCAAGGAGAAACAGACTTTGGTGCAAATAAGGCAACGGCAACCTTGTTTGAAAACCTGGAAGGAGTATTCGCAAAGCTTGGACCTGTTGCTGCCAAAATACAAAAATCAAATGAAGACCTTGAGTTCCAGGAACAGAAACAATCCATGGAAGAACAAATGGACTTGGATTATGAATCTTGGAGATTTGATGAATTACCAAATTATGGTTTTGAAAAATTAAACCACACTTCAGTCAGAGACTATTTTCTAGGTCAAAGTGACGGACATACTGGACCTTGGAGTAAAGAAATAAAATATTCAGATAGTGATCGGCTAAATCGGAAACTGAAAAATCATGCAAAGGCTTATCAAAGCAAAATGATTAAACAGGCCATTGGTGCAACGATGCAGGAACGCACGGATCGCATCAATGTTCTGATCAATACTGAAGTAAAAAGATTAGCAGACGATGCTATGCAGAGAGTGCTAACGGGACAGGATGTTGATGTAAAGACTTATACTGCTGATTTCCAAAATACTTTTGGCCCTTTGAAAAATGACGGAGCCGTAGGAAAGCAGGTTTATAATAGCAAACTTAGGATTTTAGCAGATAAGGTTCAAAGAACCCGTGCAATTGTGGCGTTTCGCAATAATCCAAAAGTGTGGGCAAGGAAAACATTCAAATCAGTCCAGGCGAGTTTCCCAGGAGCCGATCCCCTGGAGCTTTTTGACCAATGGCACATGCATGCGGAAACCGATAAAAAAGCAGCCTATGACAGTCTTGTTGAATTAATTGATAATCCTAATGTCCTTCCAAGTGACATTTCTGACAGATTAAATGAAACCACTCCTGCATACAGCATTCAAAGTGCCGAAAATAAAGAAAAACTGCACACAGCATTAAAAAACAAAAATACAAATTATTTACAGAATCGGGAACTTCTCCGATTAGAGGTGAATCTAAAGAACAGTTCGGTTTTTAGAAGTCTAGTAAAAGTTGATAACGGCAACACCATTGTTGATTTAGATGCTGTTAAAAAGCTTTTTAAAAATGATCAACGACTTAAAAGTGCCATAGGCATTGTTCAACAATACATTCAAAGTGAAGAATCTTTAAAACAGAGACGAGCACTTGAAGAAACAGGAAAGATAGAGAATGTCCTAAATAAGGATAATTGGGACTATAACACAGTGCTGGGACGGATTAATGGCAATTCGGATATGGAAGAATTGGATAAGATCCGTCTTCGTGGTTTTCTGGGTAACAAAAACCAACTCCGAAATAATCAGAAAAGCTCCCGTTATCTCAGTAATTTTTTATCAGATGAAGCAAATCAGCAGACGTTTCTTGAAACATACGAAAAAGTTGTTGATAAAAATACTGCCAAAGTTATTTCTGATGATGACCTTGGTGAACTTGCAGAGAATGAATTAGTACAAAATTTTAAATTAGCCAGTCCTGGTGATCTCCAGTCTTTCTATCTTCAAGCTAAAGGAGATTTTAAAGAAACTGCCCGTCAGGGAACTTTAGCTTCCTTCCGTAAAAACCTTTCCTTAGTCACTTCATCAAGTGGCGTTCAAAAAATGATTGAAGGTCTTGAAAAAAGACCTGAATCCATCCGTTTTGCGGATCATCAGGACCAGTTAGCAACATTAAATGGATTGAAACTATCTTTTGAGCAAAAAGAAAAAGCGACTGAAGATAGAAAAATATTAGAGGGTCAAGAACTGCTCCAGTTAAAGCAACGAAATCAGATTCAGCAAACTAAAAACAGCAAATCCTTGATGACAGAAGATGACATCAATGGGTTGGATTTGACCGAGTTTCAGAAAGAATATCTTAGAGGAATTAGAGGACTCAAACAGATTGAGTTGGATGCCAAATTTGAGAACCAACAAGATGCTGAAAATTTCCAGAAGATTATTCAAAAAGCACTTGAAGCAGAAACCATAGAAGACTTTCAAATTGCAAAAGCACAGGTCGAAACCTTAATCCAGGATCGTGTCAATGCTGAAGAACTGAATACTACTCTTCAGAGAATGGAAACTGGTTTAAAAGACCGGATTGAAACCAAAGAATCGAACCAAAATGCTAAACAGCAAAACGTCAATTACACAGGATTAGAGCAAGCAATTAGAAATGTAACAGATCAGCAGGGAATTGATTCAGTAAGAAGATCCTTAGACATACTAAAAGTTACAGATGACGACAAAGGTGACGTAACCAGAGTTCAGCAATTACTGTTAGAAGGAAGTCTTAAAGCAACACAAGATAACCTTACAGATCGTTTGTCTCAGCCTGATAACGATGCAGATAGTGCTTTTTCTGGACGTATCAGCGAACTGGCAGACCAAGCAACCCATTCAAACCAAATGGGTGGGATTATGGAACAACTGAATGAACGTGAAGATTTATTCCCAGACGGAAAGGTTCCTGGATGGTTCTATCGTCTACGATCAGGAGTCAAAACACGCAGGAGACAGTTAAGGACAAAAGAGCAATCCGATAGCCTAGTCAACTTTGCTCACAACAAATGGGAAAAATATCGAGCAATCAGAAGTCAAAAAGATGGTTATGAAAAATTAAGAGAAAAATATCCCTTAATGAAAAGAGATGATTTTGCTCAATCTGACCGAATTGCTGATAACCAATGGGATCTTGCTACTCCAAATTACATAACCAGCAGTGTCGATTTAGGTAATCACTTAACCAATTACTCGCATTGGCTTCAGACCAAAATATTTAATCCTGATACAGAACAAGGGAATCCTTTATTACAAAAGGATAATGAGGGACAAACCCTAGAAACCAGACTTGGAGCAAACATCGTCACTTTTGATGATCTTAATGAATATGCATACGAAGTTTCCAAAGGTCTTAAAGAAGCGATTTTGTTGCCTACGGACGTTGCTGTTCAAGATGTCATTGATAATCTTTTTAAAAATGCCAAAGGGGATGAAAATAAATTAACTGTATTTAATCCTTTTGAAAACATTGCAAAAGCAAGGATTGAGAGACTTCAGAAAGAACCTAATGCTACTGCCGTTGACGATGCATTATTAAAACTAGAAGCAGGTCAGGTGCATGACGAAAAGAACATACAACAAAGCAAATTTTATCAAACACAAAGAGTAATTGACGGAGACACATTAATTATTGGAGATCAAAGAATAAGGCTTGCCAACGTCGATACTCCAGAACTTGGAACTCCAGAAGGAGAAAAAGCTGCAAAAGCAGTAACTGATCTATTAAGCAAAAGTAAAATAAGATTGGAAATATTTGGAAAGGGTCAGTACGGGAGGAGTTTAGCTTATGTCTGGATTGACGAAAAAATTATGCTTCAAGAATGGTTAATAAGAAATGGTTATTCCGGTTACATGAAACATTTTGGTGCTGGTAAACATTCTCAACAACTAGAACAAGCTGCGAGTGGTCAATGAATCCTAAATATCATTACGACAATATTGGGCAATTGCTGGCAAAGCATCCACCGCTTATAGGTGTTATTGAGCAACATGGGATACCTGAACCTACAACCAATTCACAACTGGATGATCTTAAAAGCCCAAATGCAACAATCGATACTTACGGCAATGTATTTAGTTTATTTCAAAGTAAAAACCTTAGATGGCAAGGGAATCAAAGACTTGCAGAAATGGATCAAGATGCCCGTGGTCAAGTGTTTAAAGCTAATGGGGATCATTATCATTTTGCCCTTAATATGCTGTGGGACCTTGTTGAGCCTACTACTAAAAGGGATCTTTTCGGAGCAAAGCATTTAGATCCTGCATCTGGATTAGTTGTAGATAAAAAAGATGTGCAATCGTACCTCACAGAATATTCATCTGCATGGCATTTGTTAAATAAACCAGAAGAACGAGTGATGCACATGGATGCTGTTACTCAACTTGCTAATTATCACAAACAAAATACGGCATACGATAGTCATCAAGCTATTCAAAAATCAGTAAACAGTCTCTACGGGTTTATGGTTACAGGCAGAAATGATTCATCTGGAGCGCATCATGGACTGCCTAAAAAAGTTGCTGGAATGTATGGGATTACAGGGAACCAAGTCGTAGCTGGAGCAGAAAGATCCGTTGTTGAAACCTTGATGAAATATAAACCAGAACAATTTGATCTATTAGGTTCAGAACGATTAACCACTCAACAAAAACAAATGTTTCTTGAAGAAGCATTTAAAAACAGAGGGACAATACAAGTTGATGCTGTATTAGCAGAAGACGGGAACCGCTGGAAACTGGTTCTTAGAGAATATGAAGAACAAGAAGATTGGTATCCTTTACCAAATGATTACCTTCCTTTAAATGTACTCGGTGACTTACTTATTAATGGAGAACCAGCCTACATCCCATGGAATGAAGCACAAAGAATGTCGCTTTCAGCAGAAATTGTAAGTGGTCTTCATCAGATAGAAGAAACAAAAGGGAACAAGTTTTCATCTATTTGGGAAGATTTAATGACCCATGAAAAAGAATATTTAGGAACTTACAATGAAGCTCCGACTATAAGACCAGATACGTTGTCAGGCCAGCAGTTTCCCAAAACAGATATTTTTAAAGGATTTCTTTTAGGGGCAATGCAAAATTTTAGTAAAGCCCAAGTCGATTTTGTTTTAAAGCCAATGATTGAGCATTTTAGAAAGGACAGAGGTGATATTTTGTATGAAAGTGAACGATATATTTCAGACCCAACAGATGACCAAATAAGAGATTACATAAACAATGAATTAGCCAAGCACGGGGATAGAACTACCAAGATCAAAGAATATTTTAGTATCAATCAGCATACCTTTAGCTTCTTGTTTGAAGCACCTATGACACCAGAACAAACCATTGAAACAGACGAGAATTTAATCCCGTTTCTGTAAGCAATTATGTTTCGTCAAACCTATCGATATTCTAGTCCTGAAGTAATGCGATCCGCATTGGGGCGTTATCGTCCAGGTGCTATGGGAACTTTCCTGTCTTCTGTTTCAGAAGGGTTTCAACAGACTCCATTGATGCAGGGATTAGAATGGTTGGCATACAACAATCCCCGTGACAAAACTCCTGTAAGTAAAGATCAATTCCAGGACATGGTTGGGAATCTTCCACTTCAGTACGAAGATGGGATGACAGTTTCTCAGGTAGAGCTACTGACTAAAGTCCACAGAAGAGAAGAAGCATACGGATGGTTTAATCAGAATGTAGGTATGTGGGAACCTTCCAGGATAGGAGGTTTTTTGGTGGGTTCTGTTCCTGATCCATTAATGTTACTGCCATTTGGAGGTGCAGTTGCACGAATCGGATCGACAGCAAGGATGATGAGAAAAGGGATGGGTTTAGGTGTTAACGGAATTAAAAAACCCATTGGAGATATTGTGCGGGTAGGTTCAGAGTCTGCACTTTATGCAGGAGTTGCAGAAGCAGCAATCTTTGTCCCTAAAAAAGAACAGTTTCAGCAACCTTGGGGATGGCAACAAGCATTGACCGATGTTGCATTTGCAGCGGGTGCAGGATCATCTTTGGCAGCTTTTGGAAAGCTTGCTCCTACAGTCATTAATCTTCCAAAACATTTTAAAGTTGGTGCGTTGACAAAGGTTTCTAAAGACCTTGGAGATGGAGAATTAGGCTCTGTCATGCCTGATGATTACAACCCTAGAGGACCACAAGATCCTTTTACTCCAGCAGGTCCAAGACATCCAGAGCATAACGTCAAACCAGAGCATGTAGCCAATCAAGCAGCACAGGAAAGCGATGGAATATTAGGTAACGCTCAGAACCATTTTGAAGCAGCACGGGCTAATGAAACCTTTAATACGATAAGAGATAGTTTAGGAGAAACAGCAGACAATATTTTGACACCAGAGTTTCAGAAAAAGGTTACAGATTTTACAGGATCAGTAGTCAACCGAACAGCAGATGAGTTCGAGAAGATCATTAATTTTGGTATCGATTGTATTAAGAAAAACAAATGACAGTCTGCGCAAGCACTTTATCCAAGCAGTTTAAGATCAGCTACGACGAAGCAGCGGATGTGATCGATTCGTTGAAGGATGTCAGTTTGGAAAAGCTCCAGACATTGTCACCGGAAGGTGCTAAGAGACAGGCATTCCGTCTTAAATCGACTCAGGTTGCCAGAAACTATCTTTATTCCAGAATTCCATTCTTTAAGGATCTCATGACGGGATCTTCAAATGATGTTTACAACAAATTATATGGATTCCTAGAAAACGTAGCACGGGATCAAGACGGGTTTAAAACCAACCGAATGGGCAGGATCTTTAATGCCCTCCCCTTTGATAGAAAATTATTCAGCAGGAAATCTTCTGACAAGGCATTTCAGGAAGCAACTGTAGAAGAGATGCTTCCCTTTACAGGACAACAAAAAGGTCAGAATTCAGAAGCCTTTTCGTTTAGTGAGAATGTCTATAACGAAAAGAAAGCACAGGTTTTTGAAGCAAATAAGTACGGAGCAGGAATGTTCTGGAAGGATGATCACGTCACACAGCAATGGCATGATCAGATCAGAATGGTATCGGCAGGAAAGAAACAATGGGTGGACTTTATCCATGATCGAATAGATATGGAGAAGTCTTTTGATGTGAGAGGAAACCTTCTTTCAGATTTAACAGAACCAGCACGAAAAAAATATCTTGGAGCAGTCTACGACAACATAACCAAGAACGTAGACGAGTTCGATTGGTCCCAGAATGTCATGAATAAATCTCTGGGAAAACGACTCCAGATGACCCGCCATCTTCAACTGAAAGATAAGACTGCATGGCTTGATTACAATAAGCAGTTTGGTCACGACAATCCTGTAGATGCAATGTTGGCAGGAATGGATGTGATGGATGACCGACTGGTTCTTATGAAAGCCTTTGGAAGCAATCCTAAAGAAGCATATCGGTATCTCCGCAGAAGAATGGAAGGAGAGAAGGTTTTTATTGATAAAGCAGGAATTGTCAGAGAATGGAAACAATCCGATTTAATGGACCTAGAAGGCCAGTGGCGACCATTTCAGCATGATAAGAGTCCTGACAGTTTAGATAGCGCAAAAGTCGCAGCACTGGAGCCTGATGAACAATTAAACGTCATCTATGCCAAATCTGCATGGAACGAAATGGTAGAGAATGCAGATGCTGCCAAAGCAAAGCCTGTCAAGTTATCAGCATGGCAGAGAGATCAACTGGATTCGTTATGGAAGCAGGTTTCTGGTGAAGCCTATGTAGTAGGAAGACCATCGGTTGCCAAGTTTATGAGGGGATTACAATCTCTTCTCATAACGACAACGATGGGAAAATCCATGATCTCATCATTTGGAGATGCAGCTTCTGTAGCAGTCAATCTTCACAGTAATGGCAGAGGGTTTCTTGATTCTTATTCCGACATAATTGGAGGATTCCGTGCCCGTCTAGACAAGATTAAGTCAAAAACGGAACGTGATTACGTCCTCAACCACATGAACGTGGCACTAGAAGGGATACTGCAGGAAACCCATAGCCGTTATGCCTTTGGAGAAAGGCTGAATCGTTCTGCACAAAAAATGTTCGATATTAGTGGATTGAATTGGTGGACCAATACCTGGAAGGAAGTCTGGGGGAGATCGATGTCCATGCACATGGCACAGAAGCTCAAATCCTCCTGGAAGGATCTTGACCCTCTTTTAAAGAAAACTTTGCAGGAACACCGATTTAAGGAACAAGACTGGATGGAACTTCAGTCTGTAGGATCGTTTTCGATCAAAGAACGTCTGAAAAACAATCCAAACTACAAAAATGTCGAGCTGGGAAATGAAAGATTTATTACATCAGACTGGATAAGACAAAAAATAGACGGGAAAAAAGGTGAAAGATTAGGGTTTATGCTGGACCGATTTTACCAGAATGAAGCCCGTGCAGCCGTTCCAACGCCTGATGCTATGGACCGAGCATTCATGATGAGAACCTTCCAGAGAGGAACAGTTCCCGCAGTAGTTGCACAAATGATCTTTACATTTAGATCCCATCCAGTAGTTATGGGACGCAAGGTGCTCCCTAGAATGTGGGAGATGGGTTTACCAAGCTTGCTTCACCTCACTCCAATGATTGGATTAGGGTATGCGTCGCTTGCAGTAAAAGACTTAATTAAAGGAAAGGAACCAAGAAGACCGGATAACCTCAACACAGTATTAGAATCCTTAGTTCAGAGTGGCTTTGCTGCAGGAATAGGAGATTTTCTGTTAGAGGAAGTAGGAAGACATCATTCCAGTTTTGATGAAACTCTACTCGGTCCACATTACGAATTTTTCAAGGACATCGCTTCGCTAGGTAAGGGACTGGCGACTGGGCAGGACGGTGCTGCTGATGCGTGGAACTTGATTCGGGAACGTACCCCGTTCATGAATTTGTTCTATACGGAATTAGCATACAATTACCTCGTTCATTATCAGGTAATGGAAACACTGCAACCTGGATACACCCAGATGGTTGAGAACTGGAGCAAAGGTGTTGATCAACAACAATACTTTGATGCTCTACGACCAACCAATTTTGTCTCTTACGGAGGTCCTTTTAGATGATCAATAGCGATACCCCACGTACCTCATACACCCTTTCATCAGACGCAACAACTTCGAGTACGTATGCGACTCCTGCACCAATCTATAGTGCAGATGATGTAAGTGTTTATGTCAATAATGTCTTAAAGACCATATCCAGCCCACAGCAGTATTCCGTAACTGTTGCAACGGATAACACGGCTACTGTTTCTTTTACCTCAAGTCATCTTCCTGTTTCCGGTGACATTATTACGATTGTGCGTTCACTGGCATATCTACAAGAAGCAAACTTTGTCAATAACGATGCTTTAGACATAGAGAACGTCGAAACAGGTTTAGACAAAATTACCATCATGTCTCAGCAGTTGAATGATGGTAGACAGTATTCCTTCAAATTTGACACAAGTCTTTCAGGAACAACGGCTTTTAATTCAAATGCAGATACGGCATCAACCCTCAATGTCAATAAAGCCAATAGACTGAATAAAGCACTTAAATTTGATGCAAACGGGGATCTAGGTGTATCAACCAACGATCCAGATGCTCAAGTAGCAGATGCAACAGCACAGGCAACGACAGCAACAACTAAAGCTACAGAAGCAACAAGGGCTGCAACGAATTCTAAAAACTATGCTCAAACTGCTGAAAATTCCCAGGCTTCGGTTTTTGCCGATGTTACTTCAGCATCAACAAGCAACGATGGTTATTCAGCCCTTCATCACAGAGAAAAAGCTAAAGAATGGGCAGGAGATGGAACCTCATATCCTGAAGTTACCAATGATAGCGGATCAAATACTGGGGAATACTCTGCAAAGGCATGGGCTGCAAAACCTACAGGAACAGTAGACGGATCAACTGCGTCTGCAAAAGTTAGTGCTGCAGCAGCAGCAGCGTCTGCAACTTCGGCAGCCGATACTTCACAAGCAAACGCAATCGTCTTTTCAATCGCTCTGGGGTGATCTATGGCAAAATTTGTAACTAGAAAATCAGCATTATCAGAAACATCAATTGGGAACCATGGAACAGCTTCTCAAATTGGTACTGATCTTAGTGCAGTAACAACCGACAAAGGACACGTTGTTATCGGATTAAATATAGCAAACGTGCATACGGCTACAGTCACAGTCGATATTGCTCTTGTTGCATCAGATGACAGCAAGATTCATATCTGTAAAAGCACTTCAATTCCAGTAGGAGGCAACCTGGATCTTGTTGATGGAAAGATTGTTATTACAGATACATCAGAAATACATGGTGCTTGTTCTGTAGCGAACAAAGCAGAAGTCATAGTTTCAGTATTGGAGAACGCATGAAAAGACAAGGAGAAGGTTCACTTACTCAAGGTGATTTTACATCTGTTAAAACAGATGAGAATGGTATCACAGGGCACGTTAGTTCTACGCTCACAGGGGTTTTAAGAAACCCTAAGAATATAAAAGGAACTGTCACAATTTCGGCAGATGAAAACGTAGTTATGGCAGGACCAATAACAGTTGACAGGAATTTACGCTAATTCTATAAAAGATAAAACTGGCACCAGAGAACTTGCTAGTGATTCTGGAAGTGCTTGGGGTTGGGGTGCAAACGTGCCTGTTGGTACGACTTTGCAAACTACTATGAATACTTCAGATAGTCCCGCTTCGGGTACTGGTGTAGTTAATGCGGTATCACATTCTATAACAATGAGTAGTTCATCTAATAAATTACTGGTTTTTGCTGTTATGAGTTGGGGACTAAGTGGTGGGAATAATAATACAAAATTTGCTGGTGCTCAACTGGTAACAAGCGGAAGCGGAGTGACTGCACAAACGTATAGACAAACTCTCACAGATGCAACTGGAAGCTACGGAATTAAATTTGGTTTAAATTTAGACACTGCTAGTTACGCAAATCTACTTTCTACTAATTATTTATTTTCTCCTGCTTATCACGGTTCAGTAACTGTAACGGCATCAATGGTTGGTTATCCGTCTCAACATGGTTCTGTTTCAGTCAACGAGGCCGCCTCCGCCAATAATTCAACTTCGTCAATTATATTAATGGAAGTAAAAGCGTGAAACCAAAATACACTGAAGCAATAGTTGCATTAACACCTAATGCTAAATTTCAAGTAATTGGAAATGATATCAATCAAATAGATTGGCAAGATGAAAATATAAAACAACCTAGTGATAAAGCAATTCAGGCCAAGTTAAAAGAACTCCAAGACGAGTACGATGCTAAAAAATACCAACGTGACCGCAAGTACCCAGAACTAGGCGAACAATTCGATCTACTATTCAAAGACATTGATAGCGAAAAAGTAAGCAAGGATGGTGGGTTCTACAAAGCTATTAAAGGAGTAAAAGATGCACATCCTAAACCAGAATAAGGCATCATGAGTTCTGAAATAAAAGTAAGTAGTGTCAAAGCAAAAGACGGAACTGCTGGGATAAGCATTGCGGATTCTACTGGTGCTTTAACTGCTTCAGGTGGGATAGCAAATGCAGGGACAATTAGTGCAGGGACTTTAGGTTCCTCAGTTGTTTTCCCTGCTGGTGGAAACGCTATTCGGACTTTTTATGCAACTTCTGCATCTGCAAGTGTTGATAATACATCATCTCTGTGGGCGGATTATGTTGCTACTTTAGATGTTGCTTCACCAACGGCAGGAAATTATTTATATATTTGGACGGCTGGTGGTGGTTTTAACAACGATCATTCTGATACTTACACTTGGACAGTTTTAAGGATTAAGGATGACCAAAATACAAGCGCTCAAGGTACTGAGGTGGCCCATGTTTTAACATCCTATGTTAATGCTTCAGGAAATACTTATTATGGTGCAGGAAGTTTTGTGATAGGTAGGTATTTAATACCATCAAGTAGCGGAACAATAACTGTGCGATTGTGTCCTTATGTCACTGGTGGAACGTGGAGTATACAAGATTCCCACATGATCGTTCAAGAGGTGACAGGATGAATAGATATAAATTTAAAGCATTACAAAATCTGTTTCCTAAGTCTTCATTTACTGAGTTAACAGAAGGTGGGGAAATAATCAGTAGTAACCCAAAGTTATTAAAAGTTACTGATGCAGAGATTGATGCAGAAATTGTTAAGATAAAAGAAGAAGAAACTAAAACCCAGTACCAACGAGATCGATTAGCAGAATACCCAGATTTACAAGAATGTATTCACGCAATTTTAGATGATGATTTAACAGCACTACAAGCAAAGCGAAAACTTGTAAAAGAGAAATACCCAAAGCCAGAATAAAAATCATGCCTAGCGATCTTCAAGTAGACAATATTAAAGACGGATCAGCAACTAAGACTCTAGCAACACTTAGTTCTAGTGCGGTTACTTTGCATAATGATGTAACTTTTCCTAAAGGTGTTTCTTCTGGTGTAAACTATTTATTAAGGACAGTAACTTCTGGTTCAGGTAGTAACCAAGGTGATCTTGGTGGTACAGGAGTTCAAATTTGTCCTTTTACCACTATTAAAAATGGAACAGAAGATAGTGCATTTACTCAAAATATATTAAGTCTGAACAGTAATTATTGGACTATGAATACTGGTTATTATATCTGGGATTTTTTTCGGGCCATTTATCGGAATCACCATTCATTTGTTTACGGCATTCGCACCTATGGCGATTCTAGTGGATCTGGCACAACATTAGGAGATATAACAACCGAAAATGTTAATTTTGGAAGTACCCTTTTCTATGACAGTCGGGAATACAGTAATGGTCAATCGCAATTAAATAATGGAACTTTAAAAGTAACATCCACTAGCCAAAAATACGGATTTTATATAAATCAAGAAGAAAACACTCATGCTGGAGGTAGTCTTAGTCATACACATAGTTCTAGTCATGTTCTTTTACAAAATATATTGCGTTTTATTAAAATAGGAGAAGTTTAATGAGTGATTTAAGTTTTAAACTTTCGTGGGGATTAGTTCATTTAGGGTACAATGTTAAAGGAAATTATGCTTGCAGTAACCAAGCTACATACAAAGACATAAAAGAAACGTGGGTACATTCTGATGCAGTACCTTCTGAAGAAAACATTCTAAAAGCGTATGAAGATTGGGTTGAAGCAGATAAAAAGATTCAATACCAACGTGACCGAGCAGTAGCTTACCCAAGCATCGAAGACCAGCTTGATAAAATCTACCATTCTGGAATTGATGAGTGGAAAAAAGATATTAAGGCAGTGAAAGATAAGTATCCTAAACCATGAGTGGACATCATCCTCCTTCACCAGAGTCTATAATGGAACTAGATCAAGTAATGATGTTAGTGGAAAGAATAGGACTGCCAGCAGTAATTATTGGATTCTGTTTCTACTACATAATGAAGACTCAACAGGCTCACAGGGATGAAATAGTAAGGTGGGAGAATAAGGATTCGGAAGGTGATTCAAGGCTTATAGATGTAATTAAAGAACAAAACCAAAGAAATGAGCATTTTGCTGAAGCTATTAGCAATTTAACTATCTCAAATAAAGATGTAACTAAAAGTAATGAACGATTAGCAGATACAATTCAAGGAATGGCATCAGCTTTAATGAGTAAATAATGGAACTAATTATTATTGGGGTATTAACAATAATCTGGGCATATATAATAATTGACTAATGGCTAAAGAAACAACTGTAACAACAGTTACAAAACCTGATCCTCCAAAGCCTGTTAAAGAATCAACTACAGTAAATGAAAAGATCCAGGTGCTTAGGTTTGCAGCAAGATTTGCTATTGCTTTAAGTGCTTTAGGAATTTTTGCTTATGTTGTTCATATAATGCTTGGAGCATCTGCCGAGTTACCTTCCTCAAGTAAAGATTTACTTAATATACTTATTGGCGCATTTATACCGATTATCGCTGGCATAGCGAAGTTCTATTTTGAATCCGGTGGTGACTTAGCCCAGGAACCTGAAAAACACGAAATTCCACCACACAACGACAAGGAACCAATTGCAATTACTTAAATGGTTTTATGACTTTATTAACCCCAACCCTAAAGCAAAGGAAGACATGCTTAACCTTATCTTGCCCCAAGTGGCAAACATGCTAGTTGGTTTCATTAAAGATGAAGCTACAGATTTCGGTAAAGAAATGCTGCAAAAGCATTTTAAGCAAATGCCTAAAGAAGTTCAGGATGCATTTGATGCCGAGATTGATCGTGACAAGTCTCATGGTCATCAATCCCTCCTTGAGTTGGCCGACAAATCCTGAATGGTTAGCAATGAGAATAAGCCAGAATTTCAGTCTGCATGAACTGGTTTATAGCCCTAGTGCAATCCATGCTGGGATTGACCAGGAAGAACATTTAGATAACAACGCAGTTGCAAGAATAACAGCACTGACACTAAAGGTTCTTCAGCCTGTCAGAGACAAGTTCGGTCCTACCAAAATTAACAGTTGTTTCCGGTCAGAGCCGTTAAATACTTTGATCGGAGGCAGTCAGAAATCACAACATTGCTGTTCTGGAACCTCGGCTGCAGCAGATATAGAAATTATAAGTGAGTCGGTTTCAAATATGGAACTGGCAGAATGGATTCGGGATAACCTCGAATTCGATCAATTAATTCTGGAAAATTATAATCCCCAGAGAGTATCCAAAATCACCGGAGAAGCAGAAGGACCTAATTCAGGATGGGTTCACGTATCCTACAGTAGTGTGGGAGGAAATAGAAAGGAGGTGTTAAGGATGGTAAAGGTGAAGGGGAAAGCAAAGTATTACAAGGGACTCTGGCAGGAACGGGAATAATCATTCTTTGAACTGATGATGGCTTCCGATCTTCTCATCAGAAACCTTAATCCATTCAATTTTGCCATTAGGATATTTCAACATAATCTTCCCTTTTTTCCAGGAGAGATTGGGATGGCCTTTAGCATTGCTTTTCATGCCTTTTAGACCTTTGTTCCAGGGAGGTTTTCCTTTTTGATGTTTCGACCATTTCTTGACAAAAGACTGTTGATTCAACTTTTGTAAACATCCACAGGAACGGCAATTGGTGCTTTTGACATTAGCTCTACGGAGAACCTTAGTATTACCACAACGACATTGGTATTCGTAGTGAGCACCTTGATCATAAACAGTATGTGAGTATTTGATGGGAGTTAACCAAGTACCAGGAACCTCTTCTCCCAATTTAGGTTTAACGATAGGCATTGATTATTATTTTGAGGGTAACTGGGCCGTGATGAGATATGACGACCCAGAACTGGAAGCGGGTTTAACTGCAGTTGCTCATGTCCTTCCCTGCAGTGAACAGGCTGGTGACCTGGAACCCGCTACTCAGGATTAGTTTTTTCCTCCTGTAATTTTTTAATAAGCTCCATTGCCTCTTCAATATGAGGAGGATAAGTAATTTCCTCATGTACTAATTTCCATTCTTCTCCTCGATCACGTCTAATTCTTTCTTTGTGGCTATAAGTTTTTGATTTGTATCCACTTCTAGTGCAGTAGTTATATGCTGTCATCTTTATCGATAGTTACGGGGTGTTTGCCTTTGGAAACAGCTAGTTCCAATTCCTTCTTAGCCTGTTTCTTGAGAAATCGGACGTATTCCACAAAAGAAGTAAATCCTGCTTTCTGAAAGTTACGCCCTTCTTTCTGGATCTCTCTTTTTTCAGGGTCAAATGGAATTCGAAAACGAGGTTTTTTCTTTATCCATTTTCTGTGTCTGTATTTAAACCCATCTTTAAATCCTGCTCCCATCCTATGGTTCCAACTAAAGGTTTATGGTTCTGTATCTTTTGTAAGATCCCGCTAACAACATCAGGGGGAGCTACCGATTGACCAAAGTCTGTGGAGTGCCTTAAGACCTGTTCAATAGCTAGTATCTCCCCAAGATTAAACCGGATTTTAGAGAAGACAGTCTTAGAAGATGTCGTCTGATCCATCCAGTTCCT